TGGACAGTGTAAGAACTCCTGCGGGATTATTCTATCGCACTGTCAAACAACGTTACTGGACAAGCGATTGGGATTCTATGCACTCTTTTATTATGGAGCATCAAGTCCCTGAGTTTTTCGAGAAGCGTTTAAATCAAACCAATGTACGACAGTTTATAGAAGAGAATCCTGATTCGGTTCCCGCAGGTCTCAACGTAGACTCGGAGTACGTCATCTCTGTGAGGAAAAAATGAACGAAGATACACCATATGTAAATATCAACAAAGTTGCAGACTACTTTCAAGTATCTGTCTCAACTATTCGTAAGTGGGTAAACAATAACCACATACCCGACAGCACGTACATAAAGATCGGTGAGGTCTATAGGTTTAGACTAGATGATGTAGAGTCCGCGTTGTTCGAAGCGAGTAAAACAGGAGAAGCTGAGTAATGTCTGACACGGCATCTGCTAACGACACGGTGAATCAGATTACCTTGGGTGGGAAACGCTTTGCCAAATCTATAAATGGTGAAAGCATTGGTTTTGTCGATGATCCAATGAACGTAGTAATAGTAAATGCCGCGAAGCTGGCTCGTACCTATTATAAAGATGAGTACGATCCAAGAAGTCCATCTGCCCCAACATGTTGGTCGCCAGATACGCAAACCCCATCTCTTGATGTGCCGACAGATCAAAAGCAGTCTGCTCGATGTATGGACTGTCCGCAAAACATCAAAGGTTCGGGGCAAGGTGAGAGCCGCGCTTGTAGGTTCTCTCAACGTCTAGCTATTCTTCTGGAAGGGCAGATGGACACAATTTATCAAATACGGATTCCTGCTACTTCTATTTTTGGCAAAGCCAAAGACGGTGACATGGGTATGCAGGCATACGCAAAATACCTTCATAAGCACAGGACACCATCAATAGCAGTGGTGACACAGATGCGCTTTGATGATAGAACTGATTCACCCAAATTGTTTTTCAAAGCCGTTCGTGCACTTGAAGAGCAAGAGCTTCAGATAGCTTTGAAGCA